GCAGCGGTTCAGCAGCCTCTTTGACTATATTGGATACCACCTTGGGGAGGAACATCGCGGCGTTGGGGACACTGATGGCGTCTTTCATTTCCACCCTTTGGTCTTTGCCTTCCAGCGTCTGTCCATTGTTCCGCCAGACGAATTCGTAGGTGGTTAGATCGTTGAATTCCATTTTAAAGGGATCCTCCTCAGTCCTTATCGGTTGATCAGGTTGATACGAACGACGCCCTTAGCGGCTGTTCCGCCCGCATAAGAGATGTTGTCCGGCAAACCGCTTGAAGCGGAACCAGGCATCTTATCCAGGTCGCCCAGTCCTTCATAAGCTGTGCGCACGCGTTCCAAGTAATCCTTTGGAAAGCCTGAGTCGATCTTCCAAACCTGACCGATGATGTCATCAAAACCTTCTGTTCCAGCCCATTCGACCATGTCGGAGCTAGCATCGAAAGTTAAGAAATCACCAGGTAGTAAGGCAAGACCGGAGTCATACACACAAGAAAGCTGGGGAAACTTGATCAAGCTCTTGTCGTCGATCCGCGGCAGCTCGATGTAGTAGTCGCAAAGAACGGCTACTTGGTGCTGCCTGTTATAATTGTGATGTGTGTAATCCGCAGGATTCACTCCATCACCACCAGCCCAGCGGAAGTAGTTGTAAGGCGCTATTCCGATGGGGGCGCTAATTGTGACAACTTGGGTCAGGTCACCTTCGGCATCATCTTCATCTGCAGTTACCATGTCTATCACGCGCTTTGTTACAGCGCCGGTAAATACAGCAGTGAAGAAGTTTTCCACGATGTAGTCACCAGACTCAACATCGTTGCCAGTGTGTGTTTTCACTGCAACACCACTTGCTACGGGATCCACATCTGTGGCATCGTAAGTAGAGGCGCCAGCTGTGTAACCAGTAAGTCCATCAACAGCAGCACGAGCGGCTGTCCTGTTTGCTCCCTGGTTTGCTCCGCCTTCACCATCCCAGGCGGTTTTGTAAGCTGCAGCTTGCAGTGCGAGACCGGCAGGGACCACATTGCCATCACTGTCTAGGGCAACAACCTTACCAGCAGACACTACGTAGTAGTCTTCTGAGTACTTGTCAAAACGAACAAGCTTCAGATAGTCAGCTGGGTGGAGTTCTTCCGCGGGACGAATACCTTCGGAAATCTCGATATTAGGAGTTAGGTTGCCCACGTGATCCCACGTTTTGTGGTTAGCGGCATAAGGTTGGTACATTACTTGTTATCCTCCTCGTCTTTGTCTTCGAACTCGAGGTGTTCGCCGAATTTGTCCTTCATGGCCTTGAGCCATTCACGGGCTACCTTGGCACCGGAACGTTTATGCAACCTATTAAAGGTTGTCATAACTACTTCCTTAGAAGGTGTTTGCCCCTGAGATTTGGCGTCCCCGCCGTCCGCTTGAACGGTTGGATCTGTTACAGTCCCTTCGGGTTCACTTGCCATGCCGTCGTTAAGTCTTTCCGCTGCCTTGTCAACATCGAAGGCATCTTCCAGCTTACTAACGGAATCTCTCATCTCTACGAGGCTATGAGTCATAAACTCATCCCGAGCAGCGTCTGCATCCTCAAATGATTCGCCACTTAGGATGCGCAGCTCAATAGCACGGTCGGCGAGACGATCACTCAACTCAGTTGTAAGTTGAACGTTTTCTTCGCTGAGGATACGATAATCATCCTCAAGCACCACTAGTTGATCCTGTTGGACCTCGATCTGTGCATCACTAGCTTCAGTCTTAGCAGTTAGATCAATGACCGCGGTCTCATGTTGGACTTTCATCTCTTCCATGAGCTCCTCAGCATCTTTCTTTCCACAAGCTGGTAAGCTAGACCAATGCTTACAGACACAAGCTTTGATTCCAGCAGGATTAGGAGCATGCCTTGCGTAGCCTAAGGCAGCGATAGCACGCTTCTTTGTGTTGACCGGGTAGCTGCCCTTAGGGGCTCCACCCGCAGGACCACAGAAAGGACCTGTCTTGTATTTACCAACATTTGATCCGCCTGGCTTGTCCTGGGGACGTTTCTTGGCGGCATCTTCGCAATCAAGCAGGTCTTCGGTGTCGTCTGTTACTTCAAGCAACTCATCGTCACCGGGAAGTAATGAAGCATGCAGATCGATCAGCTCGTTAATACGATCGAGATCAATAGCATCTTCAATGATCTCTTCCTGACCATCCTGATTTTCATCTTCTTTCCCGTCCTCTTCGGAGCATTTCATTGATTTCTTTCTCCGATCGAGAGCCTCGACGATGGCATCTTTGATCCCAGGACCATCATAACCTTCCAGCACTTTCAGAGCAGCATCTACATGCTCACAGTCATGCATAGGAAATGATTTGGTCTTAGGATACGCGAAGTCGGAAGTCTTAAGTAGATTAAGGGTTTCCTCGTTGAGGTGGTTATCCTCGGAGAGGTGTTCCTTAACTTTCTCATATGACTTCTCGGGGTCGAGGATGTCTTTGAGGTCGAGCAGTTCTTGACCAGCGTCTTGGTCTTCCTCGTCGCTATCTCCGTCCTGCCCATCAGCATCCTGAGTATCATCGTCGTTTTTGTCGGCATCCTTTACGTCACCATCATCGTCACCACCGTCAGCATCTTTCGTATCGCCTTCGGGATCTTCGACGGGATCGGTGTCGTCAGCATCGGCAGCTTGTGCAGCAGCCTCGGCGTCAGCCTTGACCTGGAGTTCAACTTCGTTGTCTTCCAATTCGACTTCGATCTCAGTAGCCTTGTCCCTCATCTTCTGGCTCAGTTCGATCTTAACATCGAACTTCTCTGCTTCCTTGTCATCGCAGCAGTCTATCGTCAGAAGTGAGTGAGCCAGTTTTAGAGTCTCCTCGTCTTTTACCAGCTCTTCAGGCAGGTCCTTGGAGGTATCTTCGAGTGCAGCCAGGATTAGATCATGAACTTCTTGCTCTCTGGTCTTTTCACTCATCGAATCTATAACCTCCTCTAGGGGTCCTTCAGCATCTTTGAGACTGATTTCTGCCTCACTTGCCATGTCAAAAATACACGCAGGACCTTTACAGAAAAGTCTTACGTCTACATTGCGAGGCTCGGAGTCAGCATCAGTCGCCATATGGAGAGGTATTCCTTCCACTATTTCGACATTTTTAGCCTCCCTGTCGGCAGGCTTATTGACGTATGAAACCTCACTGTAGAGATGTTTGCCGGGAATCAGGACGCATTCCTCGTCCTCATAAGTGTTCCCGGGTTCATGTTCACACCATCCATCTGCAACCCAGTTTTGCATACAAACACCACAAAATGCAGCGTCTGAGCTGTGTGCGGTGGACACTGTGAGATAACGGTTGTCCAGAACTTTCTGGATAGCATCAGGATCAGTTATTTCGGCTAACAGCTCGATATAACCAAGACCTTGATAGTCCTCTCTATCCTGCCAGTTTTTTAGAAAGTACTGAACAGCCTTTTGTGTGTCCTTATCCTTAAGTCCTCCACCGGAGAGCTTTTGGAGCCACAAATCATTTTGAGGGTACAGATGAATTAGGTCCACGTATCGTGCGCTCTGCACACGACCGATCGGGTCTTTAAAGTCGTCGTGGTGCGTCAACACAGGCTTTTTGTATGGAGACACGAAAGTGCGCGTACCTTCGCGCATTCTCTCGGGCAAGTAAAAGCCTTTATTGCCAGTTTTCAGACCAGCGTGTGTAGCAGCGATCTTCACCAGGAGTGAGTGTCCGGTGGGGCTGTCCGCGTCTTTAAACCGATCAATATGTTGCGTTGCCACGATGGCTCCCCTAACGGTATCCGTGAAGAGAGCATAGCGGTCCTTGCTCATCGAGATGTCCTCGCAATTGTTAATAGTCACTTGTATAGTAAAGGTGACTCAAGAAATAATGTTATGTGATTGCGTTATTTCATACAACCACAGTCATTGGCGGCGGATCACTAGCGTGCATTTTGCACAGTTCTTGTGCTAAGCCATTGATCTCTTTTGCTGATAACTTAGGGTATTTCTTACGTAAATCAGCTTTAGCAGCCTTCAGGCACTTATTATTCATCTTTTTTCCAGCACTTGCGTCCTTTTTAGTGCCGGGTCCGAACTTTGAACGGCAGATAGCAATAGCATTGCTCTTTACCCGTTCACTACTCCAAGTAGGATGACGTTTCCTAAGGTCAGTTTTAACAGACATAACACAACGCTCTTCTTTAGCTGTTAGGTCTTCTCCATCACTATCCATGGAATCTAACAGCTGAGCACTGACTGGTTCTGGATAAAGTGATAGCTTACACTCACAGTTGTCGTGCCATGGCGGTATATCTGTTACGGTAAGATGTTCTAGATTGAAACGCTTACCATTGAACTCGTCACATGTAGAACATTCAACGTCTTCTTCTTTCGGACTACGGAAGAAGTATGCGCTGTCGTAGCCTCTTAACAGATATCCAATAGCTTGACCGTACACTCGTGCCTGACGTCTAACAGTTCTGTCAAGAAAGTCTGCTCTAAATGCGAAGCTGTCAAGGGCTGAGCGGATATACACTTTGTCACGCCCTTCGAGTGCTAAGGTTTCTATGGTATCGAGGACTCTGTCAGTAAGCCAACTAATTCTACGAGAAGCGTATTCTTGAAGTTCCTTAACGCGTACTCGAGCAATGGGGTGAGTGGCATGCCTACTGGCTTCCACATCACGCAGGCCGCGATAAAAGTAACCCCGGGTATGCTCGAGATACTTCTGTGTAATGATCTCGTCAACGAAACGACCCATCTGTTTACGCCAGCCGTGATCATGCAGTTCAATAGTGTCAAGCAGATCACGGAAAAGTAACAGAAACACAGCATCTTTAAATGCATCAAAGAGCATCATGAATTTGGTTGGTCGTTCACTGGACTTTCTCTTAGTCGGTCCTGGGTTTGTACCATGTTGGTTAGTCGGCTGTACCTTATTACCAGCCGACTTACCACCGCGAGACTTGCCCTCTTTCTTAGACTTAGTCTTCTCAGCTGTTTTCTTGGAAGTAACAGCGGGATTGCTAGGTGAACTTGGATTGTTCTTGGTCTTCATAGCTGCCTTCGAAGCAGCGGTATAAGGCTCATCAATAGCCTGGATGATAAGACGCGGCTTTTCGATTCTCTCCCAGTACATTTCCGCTTCTTCATCAGCTTCGATTGGCTCTTCTCCGACCTCCTTTCTCGCTTTAGTTAGACCAATGATGTGACCCTGATAGAGATTCACCGCATTAGCATCCCGCTTAATCTTGGCTTCAAGGTCTATCTCATTGAACTGGAGATGAACCATATTGTCATCGTCCAGTACATCAATATTGAAGGTACTCTCTTGGAGTAGCTCTCCTGTGACAAAGAAGTCAACGAACATCTCAAGCACCTGCTGGAAGTCTTTTACGCAATCAATAAGTGCTTGTGAGAGAGCATCGGCCGTATTACGGTTAGCACTAGAGCCTTCACCGTAGTCAATCGCGCTCATTGACAGACCAGCCCATACACGCTTCTTGAAGTGTTCAAGGAATGGGTCTGCCTTCAACGCTTTACTTTGTGCACCGATGGATTTAATCTCATGACGTTCGGGAGTAACAATGCTACCCTCGGCCGGCATATCTTCCACTTGGGCCCTAATAAGATCTACCTCAGTGGCGCCATCTTCATACACTCTAGCAGGTGCAGTTTCTGTACCTACTATATAATGGTATAGGGGGAATAGGTGTTGGTAGACGAGTAGCTCGACATCCTCTTCCATCCTACGAAGGACACGGACGTCGTCTAAGACGGGAACTGAATCGGGTGTGCCAACGGCAAAACCACCTTTCTTGTCGTGGTAGATGTGAATGACATCCTCAGGATCCCATTCTGGCCATTTGCCACTCTTCGGAGATACTAGTGGTCTGAGTATCTTCTGTTGGTATTTGATTACGTGACCTTGCATGTCACGCTTGAAGTACATAGTCTCCGGTGGAACTCGAAAATATCCAGCCACGGGTTGTAAGGTTTTTGACGGTATTTTTCTTACAGCACCACCGGAGGCCTTTTTGTTTCGAACCTTGACGATATAGGCGTTAGAGAACTTAATCAAGTCAGCAGATACTTCTCTGAGCAACAGCTTGAAGGGCATGTTGGTAGCACGTTCTATCTGAGCGACACGCCTTTTCATATACCTGATTGTGTTCTTGTTTTTACCTACCCATCGGAAGCCTTCTTTCATCAGAAGCCCAGTCTTCTTTTTAAAGGCTCTAGCAAGATAGGAATCGGTATCAGCAGCCCTGCTAATTTCAGCTAAGTCATATTCTCCAGGTTGGAAACTATCACGACTCCAATAGTTTCTGTATCCAAGTACTGGACTCTTGACGTTGGGCTGAACCCTCTTAACTTTGATCATTCTACTGACATCACGTGTGGCAGGAAATCTTATCGGGTTGCCATACGCGTCATAGATGACTATGGGGCTGGGTATTTTTACTGGGAGATTTGTTTTATCCATTCTTCTACCTTCCTCAAGTCTGTTGCGTCGCTGCGGTTTAGACAGTTTGGAATAGAAATGGTAACGCCTGCTTGCGCTTCTGTAACTGCGCCTTCTGGCGCTGATATGGCAGTAATCCTGGTGTCACCGGTACCTGGCGGGAGGATGGTCACATCACCATCATCGCCAATAATTACGGCAGCTCCAGATTCAGGTGCGTAGTAATTCTGTAGGAAGTTAATCATGTCAGGCTCTGACAGGTCTCTATCTGAACCACAATCAAAGCCATCTTCTGCCATTTTAATAAGCGCCTTGACAAAACCAATCAATCGTGCTAGGCGTGAAATTGTCTGTGTCAGTTCTACGGCATTAGTAAAGCCAGATCCAGTACCAAACAAGAAAGCTCTTAGGTCATCTCGGATTGATGCTAGCCAACTAAGCATACGATCACGTCCTGCTATAAGATAGCTGCCTACCTGACCGAGCCCACTTTCTAGTGTATTAGCTGCATCTAACAGCCAATCTGCCGTAGTAGCTTTTGAGCGTTCTCTTGCTTCTCGCTCTTCAATATAGGCTTTCCTTTCAAGTCTTGCTTCTTCTTCTGGTGATCCTGGCTCTCCGCCAGTCTCAGCGGCTATTGTTTCTTCATCTTCTACAGTAATAGGAGTAGTGGCTCCGACTGGTCCCTCGCCGGTTTTCTTGCCATATTGGTATTTTTCTTCTTCGGTTTTTGCAGTTTGTGTTTGATAATATTCTTTGCTCTGATCCCACGAAGTAGCCTTTAGAGCAGTAAAGTTAAGCTGGTTGATGATAGCAGCATTGATACTTACAGTGGCACTATCAAACTGGCCACCTATTGCACCTTCTAGCTCTCTCGTTTCAAGTACCTTCATTTCCTGCTGTCGCTCGTCGAGCCATGCAGCATCTGCTTCGAACTGAGGTATCTTTGACATCTGAAAGAGCAAGGCTGAGATAATACAGTCAATTGGAGCCATGATCAAATCGATATATTGTTGGATGGTACTCTCAAGTCCAGTGAGAAATGGACCCATCATCATACCAAGAAGACTCCATAGGGCACCATTAATATCGACAGAGAATGACTCAAGTAATGATTTCCACATCCACAGCAACAATGAAAGTATAGCCACTAGGTCTGGTAGACATTGAAAAGAAAAGAAATCTATTAGTTCACATATATCAGCATAAAAATCATCGCTATTTAAGAGGTCCCAGATCTCTCTGAGTGTATTCCATTTATCTTCTATATCAAATTCAAGGTCGTCTAGAAGATCTTCTAAAGGTGCCATAAGATCAACATCTAGTGTACGATCTAAGCATGGAATACATTCATCAATTATGGATTGTTTTCCGTCACCATCATTTTTACTTTTCTTTCTTGCTAACGCAGACGTAATCTCTTTGTCTATGGGAGAAGTATCATCGCTAGCAGTAACAACATTATCTTCTGTGTAGTTTTTTAAGGCATCTCGTTGGGCCAGGGCAGAGCTCTTGGCAACTACAAGAGACCGTGTTAGCATGGCAAGGGCTATCTCTTCCTTTGGATTGGGATCAGATAGCATCTTGCGCTCGAAGCACCCCGCCGCCTGAGCAGCTTGGCCTCTAAATCCCTGTTCATAAAGAGTGTCAGTCGCGTGAGCCATTATATAACCTTAAAGGGCTTAAGAACGATACTAGCACTAATGCGTGCTGGTAGTCCGGTTTGTGGATCAGTACCTATGTTGGCAATCGTCAGAGCTTCATTAACTGCAGCTCTCTGTAGGGGTGGAGGCGTGATTTGTGGGCTACTATACATACCTGCACCTATATAGTTGTGAGTGTGCACATCAACTACTGCCATAGCCCTAGCACAATCAGCAAGACCCCTAAAATCTGCAGCTATATGTGGGAACATAAGGTCATAGAGCTTCTTCACATTCTGTTGTACGAATGTAGATGTATTAAACTCCTTGATCTTATTAAGAAACTCTAAGGGCATCTAGCTGACCTCCCTCCGCGACCAGCTCTCTAGAGAGCTCGGCTTCGAGTTCGAGGATCTTTCTATAATCATCGTAGGAGATCGTGTCTTTCTCTCCCTCGAATAGTGCTTCAATAGCGGCAGCACAGTCATATTCTGTTGCTGCCTCTACACGGTAGACAAGTCCCTTGCACCTTGTTTGTATCTCATCAAGTAATTTATTGACTTCATCGATAAAATCGTCATACTGGTCTATAAGGTCTTTTGTCCTAGTTGAGGGTGTCTTTTCTTCACTATGAGTTACCTCATCTGGAATCAATGTACTGAGCTTGGTTACCTGGCGCTGGACATTGATATCCACCTTGCGCTCAAGTATCTGCCTATCATCTCTAGACAGTTTGTCAGTAGATTCTGGTTTATCTGCCATTAGACTACCGTCCTGGTTCCGTGTACGGAGATCCTCATCTTATCAAACAGAGCAGGTGGAGTTCCCTGAGGAATGACTATTTCTATCCATACCGGGTAGTAGGCTATTGAAGTGATGTCAGCATGGCTAACGATATTAGCGTTGGGAAGTACATCGAAAGCTGACTCGAGTGGCTCAGATGCCTGGGCGATCATCTTTGCAGTCCAAGAAGACGGAACATTGATGAACTTCAGTGTGATGTCCTCGATATTTACGTCCGTCTCATCGTTACGTACGAAGATTTTCTTAGTGATTCTGGAGTCTTGCCGACGTAAGCTGCTAGCGGTAAGAGCTAGAGGATATAGCATGGTGCCCATGCTAAGCTCGGCATAATCATCTTGTAGATCATTATATTCATAAAGTTTAAGCATTAGAACTTACCTCGTCTCGGTCTAAGGCGCTTGGAATATGTCTTACCCCGTGGTTTGCTCGGTGGCGGTGCATCTCTTAGAAACCCCGGCCAATTCCACAGGTTCCTTGTATCTCTCACTTTGCCAACTACTCTCCGGGAGTTGGCTATCCCAATAGTCGTAATCATTTCAGATCTATCTTCTGGCATGAGCTTGTTCTTGGGATGGTTCTCCTTTTTTTGACGTGAACTAACTACAACAGTATCTCCAGGATCGGGAGTCTCTTGCTTTGGTCCGCGGAGGTTGCTAGCAAAAGCTATCTTAGTGATAAACTCTCTCTTGACTAGATCAGAAAACTCCATATGGTAGCCTAAGAAGGCTAACATCATAGCATCTAGCCTATGATCACCAATCCTATCTTCTCGTGGTCCGAATATTGGCTTACCAGTAGGAGTCCTCCTCTGGATAATATAGCCAGCTAGTTGCTTCTTGAGAGTATCATCTGTCTTCGGGAAGATGAATATCTCTCTTTCAAACATACGAACAGCATTTTCGATCATATAGGACTTGGTATCTTTCTTGATCTTCTGATTTGTTATAGGATCAGGAATCTCGATACTAGAACTGAAGTTGATAGGCTTCAGTATCTCACCAAGTCTACAATCGGGATGATGTAGTGCTTTCTTCTCTTGCTGGCCTTGTGACCAAAGTTTCATTACTTCAACTTGGGTCGCACCATACCCTTCATCTACATAAATAAAGGAAGGATTCCATTTTCTATTAAGTTCTTTGATTTTTTCCATTGCGGCTGTCTGGGTCCAACCGATTCTACTGACGGTGTAGGCCCGGGCACCGACGAACATCTTTGTTTCTTTATCCCAACCTATAATATAGATCTCAGTACCGATATTAGAGGAGTTCCAGTCAACACCCATTCCGAAGATGTACCGGTTGTGGTCTGGCTGGATATCATTATATTCATAAGGTTGCTCGGCTAGCTCTCGGAACTTGACCTGGAATACACCTTCCTCTTCCTCGCCGAATTCTGCAAGAATTTCATGTATATACCCAGCTTCGGTCAGAGACAGCCTGAGTTCGTTCTCGAGTTCTTCATTCCAGTGAGGAATAACATAGGATGGAAAGTGGAACTCTTTAAAGTGTGGTGCTTCTTGGCACCACCGATAGAAGTGATCTCTCCTACCGGTGGGAGTTGAAGATGCGTACAGTTCGCAATGTGGACGAGAATTCAAGATAGCAACAACGGCATTGATATCATCCGTAGTCAGATAATCTGCCTCGTCCAGGACTATCATGTCGGCGGGCTGACCACGAACAGCTCCTGCACCCTGTGAAGTTTTAGATCCAGAAGTAAAACCTCTAATGTAGGATCCATTGAAAAACTCTATCTCGTGATAGGGGTTAGCTACTTCCCGTTTCACAGAGTTCTGTAAATCTGTACTCTGATATATCAGCTCCTTAATACGTTTAAAGATCAATTCGATCTGTGAGCGATAAGGAGTAATAACTAGTACTTTATAGTTTTCGTGAACAAAAGCCTTGAAGAGCATCAATACACAGATGGCCTCAGTCTTTCCAGACTGACGGCCTAGTCTCAAGGCCTTACGCTTCGAGGTACAACGAAGCATCATTTCTTGATAGTGGATTTCGTCTTTAGATATTCGAGGTTCCCAATCAAAGTTACGTTTAGCCCATATCACCGGATTGTAGAGAGACTCCGCCATCTCGAGTTCGTCGTCATCATATAGAAGCGTTATCTCCTCAGGAAGAAGCTCGTTTGCCTCACAGATTCCTTGGCATTTGACCTTGAATCCGTCATCCTTGTAGTGCTCTTCGTGCTTAAATATACACGTTTTGCATATAGGATGTTCCCTACACATGATTTGTTCGGTCATATGGCTTCCTTTTCCAGAGCGTAATCTTCTTGAAACCCTTAGGAGCAGACTTAGTGCCCATCTTTATTATACCACACTTTCTTGGTAACTGCCCCTGATTACTTCGTAAATGTCTGAAAATCCCCCTTTTTTGCATCCATCTTTTGTGACCATTAGTGAAATTCTTACGCCAATTCTGTAAAAACTTGTGTGATAACGAGCCTTTAGTTATGTGATTGAATAGCGTAACAAACTTCTCTTCTTGGCCAGTCACTAGCTTATGACATCCCTTGCAAAGTGTAATTCCATTGTTAGTACGGAATGTCAAGTGCGGATAAATAGCCTTTCTCTTGATGTGATGTGCTTCAATGTAGCACTTATTTCGCCCGCACAGGCGACATATGTGTCTATCACGCTTAAATACTTTTGATCGCCACCTCTGATATCTGGGAGTTTCGTAGATGTTATCGTCATATCTACGCCGTTGTCGCTTAACTTTCTTTTTACTGCTAGACATGCAGTAGTGATGCTTCCTGCCCTAAAGCGCTTCTGGCGTTTGTATGTGACCTACCCATTGCCTGCAGACTTCTTTGTCGCATAGTTATCGCTCCTGCAGTATCAACGTAATCGCCACCGTAACCACTTGTTGTCATGTCAGATCTAAACTCTTTTGCGAATGTCGGTAAGGTGTGCAGTGCCATACCTACACCCCATCGGGCCATTTCCATCATTGCAAGACCTCCAACGATGAACCCAACAGGACCACCTAAAAATGCACCTGCTGTTCTACCAAGCTGTCTACCTACTTGAGCTACTGCTGTCTTCTTGAGGCCAGGTATTTTACCTAAGGCCCATCTAATACCTCCCTCTGTAGCACCTCCTACGGCACTTCCTGCTGTAGCTCCAGCCCAACCTCCCATCTGGAGTCCTATACTACCGCCAACTGCAAGACCCATCCATCCAGCTGACTCTCTGGCAAGGCCCATTCCAAAGCCCATTTCATCTTGAGCAGCATAATATAGAAGCATGCCAGGCATTATACCTCGAAACATCACACCAGCTGCACTTGCAGCTCGTCTGCCTAGCATACCCGTATGTGCCTTTACTAGGCCAAGTCTTCCACTCATATATTTGTCTAGATATGGATTGTATCGAGCATTGGCAGCGGGCATGAAGCCCCGAGTACTTGCTGCTTTTCTATAATGTGCAAAGGCTGCTCCGATATAAGGAGCCCCACTCATTTCATTAACAGCTCTGCCAAGGTGGATTATACCACGACCAGTGCCAACTGCTAGACCCCTTCCAAGGCTTCTGTGAGAGAAAGCACTAAACTTCTCCGCCATTGGCATTGTCTTAGCATATAGCCATTGATCGGCTTTGTTGAGTCCTGCCATGGTTGTATCTGATTGAGAATACAGCCATTGATCGACTCGATCAAGTCCTCTGGAGATGCTGCCGGTTATGGCCATCTCTTAGTCTCCCCAGCCAAGCCCCCATGGGTTTAGGAAGTCAGCAGCACCTATACCACCAACAACACCACCTGCTACAGCACCACCTCTGTATACTTGAGCGGCTCTTTTCATTCTTGGAGTCATAAAGCCAGCACCTTTACCCCAGCGCCTGGCCATACCGCCTAGCTCTCTTCCCGATTGCATGAAATTGCCTGTGTTCATGCCTTTGATCACATTACCCATACCGCGTAGCTGATCAACACCCATCATGCGGCCTGGGCCTGTTGCTTTGAGGGCAGCCCAGCCAAATCCAGCATTAGACTTGACGGTATTGAAACCTTTACCACCATAGCGTTCACCCCAGCCCATAGCGGTCTTTCCCACTCTTTGAGCCCAAGGGCCTATGACGTTTCTAAAAAGTCCTGGGTTCATCGTGAATCCTCCTAACGATGATACATTGTGTGACTACCTTTCCTCTTGTTGTGCATCTTGAAGACCATCCCTTCAACACCGGGACTGTCGTCAACACGTACACCAACTATTCGAGGAGCATGTCTTTTTTGGGTATCTTTAGTCATCTCAGAGCGTCTTATGGTGCGTCTTGTAGCACTTGTACGCGCCTGGACAACTGGAGTTCTTGTAACGTACGCCTGATGCATTTTCTTGAGCTCATCGACGTACTCGACCATACCTTCTTCATGTAACGCATGAGCTGCACCGGCTCTAATACCTTCCATATCTGTTGCATCTGGATAGGCTAGAAAGTTAGCAGCTTCTTCCTGTAGTGAGGCTCTACGCGTAGCAGCACCTTCTGATATTGCTAGCTGTGTTCCACTACCGGCATTGTATCCTTCTACTTCGAGAATATCTACCATATACTGAGGAACACGGCCTTCTACGATCTTCTCTCGCATGCCGGGCATATTGGCTGCAGCAGAATGAAAGCTTTCATGCGTTACAGCACGCTTAATCTCTTCGATTCGCATAGCTCGGTCTGGGATAGCCATGAAGTGCTCTTGCTTTAACAGCATGACACCACCTTTATATCCCTTGGCAGCTTCTAGCTTACGAACCGCAGCTATGTTTTCTTTTAGTACAGCATCGGTCATCTCGAGACCGAAACTTGATCTTCCTACTCTAAGTAGCTGAGAGTTCTTGATTTGGCTCCTCAAGTAGACCAGCATATCTTTAACTTCTGCTTGAGTGGCGTACTTGGCGATAGCTCTATCGCCAAACCTAGTAGCCCACTTGGAGATTGCCATAACTGCTTGATATTCTGAACCAAAGTCTGTAATCATGCGACGGAGATACATCGCAAGACCACCATGCTGTAGACCATCCTGAATTTCAAAAGCCTCCTCAGGTCTCCATCTACGCATCATGACGTCGGAGAGATATCCCATTTCCTCTGTGAGTGTTCTAGCTAGGAATGGAACATCATAGTCTTCTGTTCCTTCGTCCGCAGCTTCCTCAAGAGTCTCTAAGCTAGCAGTATATTTCAGCTTTTCTTTCTTTAATTTACCACTTTCTAGGTCTTCTTCTATTCTTTCACGTACTCTTTCTACTTTCTCTACATCTTCTTCGTACAGTTCTTCACTAAAGGGTATATTGTATGTTACCCTCTTAGTAGGATCTGCTCTCATGACGTATTCAAGTGCACTAGCCTTGGCGCCAACCATCTTTGCATAGAAGTTGACTTGGCTTACGTGTTTTGGGTCAGGTCCTTCAGATTGTATCCGTAAGAAGCGCCTTCTTGATAAGGTCTTGACATCCTTAGGAATACCATCCATCATGATGTCAATATGACCTGTTATATTATGTACTTCGTCGTGTACGTACCTTTCAGTTCTAGCGTAGCCTTGTCTGGCCTTGGCTTCTTCCAATAAGTGGAAGGCTTGCCCGGCCATACCAAAGGCTTCAAGCAGCTCACTCTTTCTTCGCTTTCTTGTGAGCATGCGATACATCATGTCCTCGGAGAGCCCGAGGGATGATGCTCTCATAAGCTGGTATGCTGGTACCTCTTGAGCCTTATTGTATTCAGGACTCAGCCATGGGTTCGGTCCTTGGTATCCGGATCCGAAGTCTGTAGCGAGCCGTCTACTAAACCCTGACAGACCTTCGTCTCTCAAGGCCATAACTGTGTTGTGCTCTTCTCGGTCAGGTAGGAGCATTGCTCCTGCGAAACCAGCACCTAGCGCAGCAACACCTGCCATGAGGTATGGATTCCTACCAGCAAGGAACCGCCTCATTTTGGCACCAAATTCTGATGCCATTACACTAAACTTGCCCCCAATACCTATCTTACGAGGTACTTTGGCACGTTCCAGTAGAATATAGTCTAATTCTTTACGAGACATGCTTTGTACTCGACCCATGGTCTCTTCAAGCATGCCTTCTTGGTAGTAGGACCTCTGTTTATGGAACTTCTTATAGATCCCTACTAAGTCATTAGGATCAGTACTATATCCACCTTTGCGAAGTCTATATTTTCCTGTATCTTGTATTTCTGTGACAGCCTGAGCAAACATTCGCTCGACATTACGTTTAGCGATCTCAGGTTGTATTTCACCTAGGTATTTTAATGCTCCGGCCTGGTAGGGCTTGAGCTTTTTGCCTTTATAAAGTGCTTCAGTAGTCTCAAGGAGCTTCGGAAGGATCTGTTGCATGGTCTCGACGTCGGTTTTGGCTAAGTGAGCCCTACCTTTTGTCGTAACGCCGAACGCCTGTGCAAGAGCTTCTATACTGGTACCGGTAAAGATGTCACCGGTTCTTGCCATGGCCCCCTTCTGCTGAGCCATGCCCAACATAGACTGAGCAATAGCAAGAGAGTCGAGGACTGCCGGCTTGCCTGACTTGACAGCTCCTCTCACCATTCCACGATATTCACCATACCACTGCCGCATGGCAGATGGACCTAACTGGGGTTTATCGTAGAGGATACCCCTCATCTTATGGGCTGCCCTAGTCGTAGTAGGGTACACGCGACCAGAGTATGGATCGAACTTCGTCCAACCGGGGACGGCTGCCTGCTCGTACATCATTCGCTGTGCTGCGGGGTGTGCGAACTGGCTACCGAACTGTGAGATATCAAAACGGACGTTGTGAGTCCATAAGAACCTGCCCGCCCTGGCTTCTCGAGCCAGTATTTTAGAGAAATACTTTCTGGCTGGTGTAGGTACTCCGCCGCCGGCCATCCATTGTCGCCGGGCAGCCATCCATGAAGTCTCCCACTCCTGACGAGCGAAAGGCTCCATGATCTTAACCATTTGTTCTTCTGTTTTTACACCGAACTTGCGGTACCACGGTCCTGTAGGTACTCGCTCGGCCGTTTCATAAGTAAACCAAGTTTCTTGGATTGGTGCGCCGAATCGCCCAGTTGCAGCACCTAGTGGTGCGTGTCTTGAAGGATCGAGTCCTGTAGTCTCGATATCAAGAAGGGTAGAACGTTTTAATGCCTGGCGCCAGAAGAAGGGTATTGCCATAGGAAGGATCTCTTAGATAGGATACGGTCCTCTTGGATCACGAGGACCAACAGGGATTGGATTAGGCCACATTAACTTGCCTCAGGTTCAATAGGTAGATCGATGATCTCTTCCCCAACAGGTTTCGCTTCTGATGCAGCCTTTTCGCGCGCCGCGTCAAGTTTCTTCTTGAGGTCGGCTGCTGTAGTGGAGGGATCGTCCTCCGATCTCTTCTTAAGGGCAGCATCCCTCTTGTACTTCTCCTTCCGGGTCCCTACGAGGGATTCCAAGATCACATGTTTCCGTCGTTTAACTCTTTCCTTAAGCTCGAAGGCCTTGTGGATGTCCTCATTATATATAGGGTTGCCTTCAGCGTTCACTCCAACAACGATCTCCTGCATCATATTTGCGTTCTCTGCCTGAGACAACATCAGACTCGCACGATAATCGTAGATGTCAAGTTCCGCCAACTCGGTAATAAGGCTTACTTCAGACCTGTTCTCCGGATCTATTTCAAACTCATCAGCGTATTTGGAAGTCCAGTAGGCAATAAGCTCTTTCTCAATAGGACACTTACGGCCAACAGGCACTTTGTTCACTTCCACGAAGGGACAATCGTCTGCGAAGGGACATACTTCCCCACCGCCGCACATCAAAGGTACCTTAGCCGCGGCTCCACCCCATTTCACGCCAATCAACCTTCGGTGAACTGTAAGGGCATCTTCCGCGGAGAGCGCTATATCCCCATACTCATCCGGATCCAACTTAAGAAAGGCAAACATCTTCGATTTGATCCTCTCTCCGTCGGCGACAGCTATACCACATAGACTAAAGAAGTCCTTAACTATGTGTGCCTTCCCCAGCTTATCCTCTTTAGGCTCTTCTTCTGAAACCTTAATCTCTTCCATCTAGCTTCCTTTGCAACTTATCCATGAGTACAATCACTCCGGGCAAAGCTGTACCCCTAAACTTCGCTAGGGTTTTCTTAGCCAAGCCACAGTCATGGGCGTCTGCCCCATGCTCCACAAAGTACCAATACGCCTCTACGAGGTCTAGCCTCTTACGGAGCTGCTCAAAGAGCTCCATCGTCTCGGTATCAAACTCCATACTATTCCTTTCCAGCAGGAGATCTGTACGATCACCTGTGAGTGGTCATATACTTATTCTGATCCACTCCAACATAAAGCTTAGTAGTCACCTGTATAATAAAGGAAAAACCCTGATAAATAGGAAGTGTTAAGCCATTCTAGAGAGGCTTGCTACAAAGAATTAGGGCCGAACTCTCCTTTACAGTATCCTAAAGTACGGGAACCCCCCTTCGGGGGTTCCCTTCCTCTACAGTTATAGTAGTAAGGGATTATCCTAGAATATTCGGAAGTGGACTCCGAGATTTCAAGGATAACTGACAGGTATGTCCACGAACCCTGGACTATCCCGACATTAATCACGACAAAGTGACGCGATAGCAGTAAAAGTGGTACGAAACCGTACATAACTAGCAATCTTAGACCGATTAAGTGCGGTTTTTACTGCTTAAGCGGCAATAAATTGCCATTTAGTATCGATTTCAGAAAAAACATATATGAGGCCAAAGATCAGGCCATTTAGGCCCGAATCAGGAAATGTCTGGGGCTATCCTAGAGAACATTAAGAGGGGGTGTTGGGTCCCCTACTGTTTCGAGGGGGCACCGTGTACTTAAGCAGAAAGGACGACTGATAAACTTTCAAAGGAGGTACAAGCACATGAAGACACTAGTAAAGATAAGACATCACTGTGATGATAGACTAGAGGAGAATCTAGTAGACATTAGATTCTATGGTACTGACACCTATGAAGATATCAAAGAACAAGTGTACTGCCAGTACTGTGACACTAACCCGATGGTATTCATACCCACTGGTGGTGACACACCTTACCCCATCCACCAGCACCCTAACACACCCATCATTGATGTAGTAGACATCGAGTCAGTAGACTAGGAGGTACTATCATGAGGAGTATAACAATGAGAGATATGATAGCAATGGATGCACAGTCAGTAGATGAAGCAGCAGAGCTATGTATCACCAACATGAAGAGAGAGGAGCTACATGGTACAGCTCTTACAGTGCTGTCTCTGCCTGAGTGTGATGGCATGACTGCTGAGTTCTTGCTCAGTCAGCCACTGGAGGTAATCGAAGACTACCTTAACAACATAACAGAGGAGGTGTAGCATGAAGTGGGCAGCAAGAGTAGAGGTAAGGACCAAGCTTATCGCTTTGGGTATCATCGTGTTTGCCCTACTGGTAAGCTGGATATGGCGTAGTGCTATGCACTACAACCATACCGTGAATGAGAACGCGGTCATCATCACGGGTGAGTGCATCGTGATCAACTATGATGCAACACCTGAGCAGTTCGATGAGGCCAAGGCTAAGTGGCTAGAGGTCCGCAAGGAACATCCCCCCAAGGGCACTGGTCATACAAAGGCTTATTACTAAGGAGGTGATAAGATGAAGTTCGTTGATGCAGCAGGTAGTTATGGCGTAACCCCTTCCTGGAAGGCCAGGGAGATAATCGACAAACTGAAGAAGGAGGTCAAGGATGAAGGAAGAAAAGAAGAAAGAAAGTAGGGTCGTACAGGTAGGCTCAAAGGCGTTTAATGAGACCATCATTAAGCTCAATGAGCTGACGACCAAGGCTAAGGGTATGGAGATTGCTAAGCCCAGTGGTAAGTTTCTGGGTGCTATCGTTTCTGCTGTGGTCAAGCCTGCCGTACAGCTTTACGATGGTTTCCGCGAAGGCTTCAACCAGCAGGCTCCCAAAGAGCGCAAGTCTGGCTCAATGGAAGCCAGTGAGTAACCTAATTGGGAGGGCTTCGGCCCTCCCCTAACTAAGGAGGTGCTGTATGTCTATACTAGGCGGATGGATATGCTCCTACTGCCATATCCTCGTTAAAAGAGGTAAGGTGTGTGAGTACAATCATCCTGATAAAGTTGAGTGTGATAAGTTTGTGAAGTTCCCGTTGGACATAAGGAGTTACAGGAACAAGCCTAAACAGAGGAAGGAGGCGTAGGATGTTGTTAGGAGATAGTTGGTATGAGGTGGTGGATAGGGACCTACACTATCTCTATCGCTGTGATGGTGTACGCTTCAATTTCGGGGAGCGTATCCACCAAGGAAACCTGGACAAGGTCATCAGTGGGAACTATAGTGAGTTCTCCTACAAGGAGGGCGCCACTTCCCTGATCAAGGCCTTTGACCAGAAAGGTTATCTCATTCTCATCGCAAGGCGTAGGTTGTCTGAGGACGAATTGTTCGACCTCAGCATCAAGTACGCGTAACTGAAGGAGGTAGTATCATGGCTAGTCTGAACAGAGTACTTCTCATTGGAAACCTGGGTGCTGACCCTGATCTGAGCTATACACCCAGCGGGACTGCCAAGGCTACGATGCGCTTGGCTACCCATGAGCATTGGACCAACAAGGACGGCACCAAGGGCGAGCGGACAGAATGGCACCGCATCATCGCCTGGGGTAGGCTGGCCGAAGTGATGGGAGAGTATGCGACTAAGGGTCGCCAGCTCTTCGTCGAAGGTCGCCTGCAAACCCGTAGCTGGGATGACAAGGATGGTAACAAGAGATGGACTACTGAGATTGTTGCCACCAACATCCAGCTACTTGGTGCTCCCAACAACAAGAAGAAGGTCTCACAAGAGGTAGAAGCCCCGGAAGAACCGGACGACGACATGCCTTTCTAGTGTGAGTGCCCTTCGATACGGGGAGCCTTCGGGCTCCTCGTATTTCGGGGTGACTCTCACCCAGAAAGGAGGTGGTCTTATGCCACCATTGTGGATCGGCTGTCTGATTATCGTGTTTGTAGCTTTTGTCCTAGTAACCATGTAACCATCAACAGCTTGCGCAACGGTGTAAGAGCGCAGGCATAACATCAACACAAGGAGGTGCTTTATGGCAGCATTGCCAGGAGCAAGCAACGTAGTGAGTAACACAGGTGTGCTCGCAGCAATCGGCGGCATCATTGCCGGCTTCTTCGGCTTCATTGGAGCCTTGATCAAGCTGGTACTCGTGGCTGCAGCACTAGGCACCGGTTTCGGCGTACCAATCGTGCTTATGTCATGGTGGCTGAACCGGAAGAAACAATAACCAAGGAGGTGCGACGTGAGTAAAGCAAAAGTCTACGACCGTCGTGGCGCCGTTGACAATCGTCCTATCGAACAGCAAGGGATTGACCCTTGGGAGAAGGACGAAGCCATGTATGCGCGGCTCATCGAGAGAAAGGATCGCTTCAAGCGCTACTGGGCAGGAACGGATGAGTTCGAACCTGCTCTCTTCAACACGCTTGACGATGCTGAAGAGCTGCGTGAGATGGCCACCGATCCGATGCTTTATTTCGTGACCGGTGTAACCATGGAGCGCGCTGAACTGATTGCCCTTCGGATCCAGTGCAAGGATGAGCACGAAGTATGGCTTAAGGCTCGACCTGCCAAGGACCCCAAGGATCCTGTTCGCGTGCAATTCATGGAACCTCTGTTCTCCATCGGCGTCAAGGAACCCACTGACTGGAATGTATGGGTCAAGGTTATACCCCTGCCCCATGCAGACTGGGAACACGTCAGTGAATTCAAGATGCCTCGATGGGGTGACCTGAGTGTCAACCTCACCGAAGGCCAACAAGCTGATGTCAAGCGAGAGTCTAATGGCTCACGCCTCAAAGAGGAAGAGCTAGCCATGGACTTCCGTAGTCCATCTAAGTTCTTGCTTGATGAAGCACTGTTCATCACCGTTGACTTTGAGCTTCCTAACGTTCCCGAGGACGTAGTCAAATGGCTTGATGAAACAGCATGGCCAACGCACGACAAGTTGCGTGAACGCTTACTCAAGTGGATCGCACACCTCGTGCATTGGAAGGCGCCTGGCATGGACAACAGACGACGTGAAGTGAAAGCTATACGTCGTGCTTTCCAGGCAAGGATGCTCAACAGACTCTGGGGCAAGTTCTGGCACTATTGGATGACCAAGTGCGAGGAAATGAAGCCCACGGGCAAGAGGCCTATGACAAATAGGCAGCTTGCTTCCATCAAGGCTCTGTTTGAGCAGATGAAAGCCACGCTCAACCTCGACAAGCCTGAGATTAAGTTCTGGGCTCGTGTCCACTGCAGGAAATGTGAGACACAGTTCAACAGGCTCCTGCCTCTGAGCTACGAACCACAGTATGATCGCATCGAAGATGGTGGTGAGGTCAATGGTGCTATTGAGACCAGCAACCACACCATCATCAAGTGCAATACCTGTGAGGCCAAGGCAGGCCAAGTGCTCTGGTTTGAGGAGCATAGTGTCATCATGGAGCGTGGAGTACCGGACTGGTTCGAGATTGCGCAGGATCTCAAGGAGAAGATAGCTGCCCTTTATGGAGCTGTCAACCTCTCTGATCACGGTACACCCGTTGATCTTGAAGAGATCAAGCCACTCGAGAATCGGCTCCACTTCATCGAGCACATGTATATCAAGATCCCCGCGGATCAGCTTCTGTGGGGTGAGTATGATGCTATCGATGAGCGCTTCATCTAAAACTAGACAAGCGACGGGGCGCAAGCTATATGCGGGCTAGAGGTACTCGTCGCTACTTTCCTAACTACATACTTTAACGATGAATATTAGAAGGAGGTGCTATGACTAAAGCTGAGCTTCAAATACTTGACGGGTACATCAAGAACAAGTTCACACCACCACTGTCTGACATTGAACTGCTTAGGTTTAAGCAGAAGCGGTGTATAGACTGTGGTAAGTGGGTTCATAACTGGTGTGAAGAGGTACCAATGTGCTGTGCTTGTGATGCGAAATACCTAGGACTATGCATGGAGGCTCGTGAGGTACCTTGGCAAACATACCCTAGTGAAGAATAGGAGGTGTAGCATGACACAGTACGTAGGCACTTTCCCATGGCGTAGTGACACAGTCTGTGACAGTGCCGGAGAGCTATTCCTTGAGATGAAAGCTCTGGAGAAACACATTGAGTGCTTTAAAGTAGCTCAAAGGCAGGCTATTGCATATGTGAAGTATCCAGACGCCCCTTCTCTTGATTGGAAGCCCCTTCGTGCCTATATTCATAGGTGGGCCGTCTACGTAGGCTATAATGATGGCTTGTTCTATGGTTGCAGACCGAATACCCCTCAAGCCTGGAAGGAGGCTGCTGATAGTATCCTGAGTAGACTTGAGGCTGAGCTTCTTAGTGTGAAGGAGCTCTGGCGTATTGAGGTTAAGAGAGAAGAACAAGGACCGTTGTATTGCAAGAAAGGAGGTTGCGAGATATGTCAACCATAAAGATCATCGAAACCGTGGACTGTCCTCTGTGTGATGGCAAGATAAGTGTCATCGTTGAGGACAACAAGATCACATCCCATGGGCTCTGCCCCAAGTGTGACAGGCCTTTCGCGCCGGACCACTTGAACTTTGCTCAAGGATGTAAGGTAGAGGAGCTACTCTTCGACATCGAGATGGAGGTAGCAGACTTCAACAAACGTCTCAGGACTAAGGGAGTAGCCTGATGATACTCAAAGAGAAACAATGTGGCTGTATAGCCCCGGCGGACTCACTCATATGTCCTGAATGTGACTATGACCCTGAGTGCCCCTGTTGTATCTCACCCACGGAGAAGGAGGAGTCATGGCTAGTACCACCAATCATCTGGTAGGACTCCGACTCCACGCCAACCACCATGCCTCAACCAAGTCAGTACCAATGCAGACTCCGTTAGGTGCGGAGACCGACTCCCGGACGGTCGCAGAACATACCTCGGGACATCCTTCTATAGACTGTAGCGACTTCGTCGCATCTATTCCCTTCTCCACTCCAAATCCTTTCTATACCTCTATCGAC